CCGTGCATCGTTCCATTTCCTTTTTGGAAAGCAAAAAACGAAGCGCAGTCTTCCATGCTCTCAAAACGGTCATCCTTGCTGAAAATCTCATCCAATCCCGGACCCGCAACCCGGTAATGCGACACCTTTCCCGTAACCTCGCGCGCAAACAACGAATACACGACGACGACACTCGCGCCGGCCATATATGACGCCCCGATGGTAAGCTCCCGTTGTGCGTTCTGATACCACGTCTCCAAAGTCCCGCCGACGTTCAGCCGATCCCGAATCTGAGACGGCGACGCCTCGTTAACCGCCTTGATGGTGTTCTCAACGTTCCAACCAACCGTCTTGGCCGATTCCTTGTCTTCGATGTGCCGGAAAAGCTCGTGAGGGAGAAAAATCTCCTTCATCACAATCATCTGGTTAAACCGAACCTCCTGTTTTGTCCCGTCCGGGAGAAAATGCTCGTCTTGTTTGAAGTGTTTCGGGAACCAACTGAACTCGTCCAGCCACGCGACGATGGAATGGCCGAACAAAGCGTTGTCAAACGCGATGTCCTCGACCAACGTTCGGAATCCCTTACGATTGCGAATCGTTTTGGTGATGATCTCCCGGAATTTCTCCGCCTTTTGGGTGGAATTTTCCCATTTATCCGAGAGCTTCGCGCTGGTGAAATACTTCAGATTGCTGATGGCCTCAGTAAACCGGGGAGCGACCTTCTCGATCATCAGCGGTAGCGGCTTGGTCGTAAAATTCTGCCGCCAGCCCAGCCCCTCGGCTTCCAATTTTGAGTTGTCATACGGACGCTCGGCATTATATTTCGCCAAGATGCGACTGTTGACGATCTGCCTCACCCGGCTGGCCTGAATGACCGTCTTGATTACGTCGCGCGCCATGCCCGCATCCCGGATGCTATGCTGGGTCGGTTTCCCCGCCTTATTGATGTTCGGAGACTGAATCAATCCGCCACGCATGTCCTGATTCGGGTTCGGATTTGACGAAGAACCGCCATCCGGGTAAGCCGAAGAACCTGTTGAAATTACATCTGACATCTCGTTAAGTAGTTCAGGATTTTGGGCCTTCCGTAAACTTCTTTTTTGCCCAAATCCGCTTCCATTTCTGCTTCGGACACGATTCCATCGTCAGAAACGTCTTGGCCTGAACAAAACAGGTGCAAATCCGGCACTGGGCATATTCGTTCAATTCTTCGCATTTGAAACACTGATCCAACCGGGCATCCTGTTCTGCGCCGGCCGCAACCACCCGGTATCCACGTAATTTAGCCCAGCCTGTCCGGGCCATCGCCGCCATAAATCGAAAAGGGTTTGGTATCATAGGGTGCGTTTACGCCAACAGTGCCCCGGAAGTTCGGAGTGCTCGATTGCCTGCTGGTTAATATGGATTGCAGTCGGCAGGTCTTCCCCGGTCACGACACACCCCACCAGCCGGTTGTCGATTGACCGGCCCCGGCCGAGAATATCGCTCCGCATTTCCGTCAGTGCCGCCTTACATGAACCACATCCCTCGGAAATAGACGTATTATTCGGGCACGCCGCGCAGATTGCTGCCCGACGTTCGGCCTCTGGCGCACCTACAAAATCAATCGGGGTTTTGTCCCTCGCGCGCCGTAGCGACGACAAAAAATTCAAAATCCGACCCTTCAAGCTGACTTTCTTCAGCATTTCCGCCCGAACAGGATCGTCCCGAACACAGTGAGCGGGATTCCGCTGACACGCCTGCTCCATTACTTCCACTTCAGGATTCCCCGGCGCAAGCCCGGCCCGCACACGGTATTTTGCCACCCGCCGGATCACGCCGGGCCACGAATCCGCTCGAATACTCGTTCCATCTGATTCCTTGAAAAAATAGCCGTCTCTCGGATAGAGATTGAAATTCACCCGATTCATAACATTGCTTCCTCTTGCAGGCTCTCGGTCTTATTCGACGGATCAATGCGAGCGCCGCCGCCATCTTCATACCAGTAGGGGTCGCGATCTTCGTCAGGTTCCGTCTCCCCACCGGACATCGAAAGTGTAACGCCACTGCCCATACGAAAAGCCGCCACAAGCAAAGTAAGTGAATCGGCCTCGTCGGGGGATTCAAAACCTCTCGATATATAATCCCGCTTTGACTCTACCTTCTTTTTTGCGCCCGATTTTCCATGCTTCCGCTGTGTAAGTTGTTGCGAAAGTTTCGTCATGTCGATCTGCGGATGAATCATAAGATACCCGAATTCACCGAAAGCCCGCGTCGCAAACCACAACTCAGTCGCGATGCGGTCATATTCTTCGGCACAGGTTTTCCGATCCTCCGACATGATTTTTGAATCGGTCGCACCCTCTGAATAGTTGATGTCGTGAATGGCGCTCGACCATTCATAGCGCATCAAATCAGCGATGCCGGTTCCCGACCCCGTCCGGTCACACGAAAAAAGATCGCCTTTGATTCCGGCGCGTTGGCAGGTATCAATCAACTTCGTCTTCATCGCGACCGTATCCCCCTTGGGTAAAATAAATTGCTGGTCGGCTTGAAGCCCCATCCTCGGCGTAGGCTGTCCGTTCCGATCTTTGAACATCACCGTCCGGCCCTTGGGGAATTCTAACGAGGGCATAAATTTTACCCCGGCCGCCTTGCCAAATTTTCCCAGCGTAAACACTGCCGACGCCCCGCCGTCGAGCGCCAAGTCACATGATCCAATTGGCTCTGGATCATCAAGCCAAATAAATTCTCCCCGCATCTTCGACACCATGCCCGGAGGGATGATGGTCAACTCCACGCCCTGCGAAGGATAGGCACCCCGTCCCATCGTCATGTAGCCGGCGGAATTCAGACCGCCCGCGTTTCGTGCGAGGGCTTCCAGCCCGTTTCTAGTTTGCAGGCCGGGATAGATCGTTTTCCCAGTTACGACGTTCTCGGATTTCTGTCCGTCGAGGCGTAACACTTCCCATCCGCGAACCGAAGTCCACCGATAGTGATTATCCACATCGAAGGCTTCCCAACCAAACGAAGGCTCCGCGCGCTTCGCGACCTCGTCCCCCCGATTCGTCGGATTATAGGCTCCAAAAATCTTGAATCCATCAACGCCCTCTTGATCCACATTCGATAGGATGTTGTCGATGTCCGACCACAATCCGCCCGGAACATTCTCAATTTCGTCAACGAAAATAAACAGCCGCGACAGCGGGCCGAAAATCGGGTGCGGAAACGCGCGCGGCTTTCGCTTTTTGCCCTGCAATCGTCCGGCCTTCTTGACCTTGCCGACGGGGATTACCACGCCTTTGATCGACCCTAACTGGTTACGTCTATCCACCCCGATGAAAAGTTCCCCAATCTTTCCCGGCATCGGAAGTTTTGCCTGCTGATGCAGTCCGACAAGATGCGAAAAAAGATTCGTCTCAAGATGATCTTCGCTCGGACCAATCACGTTGACACTCGTCCAATCCGGGTCGCGAATCCATTCCAGAAACATTCGCACGCCAATGGTGAAGGATTTACTGCATGAACCGGCCCCCATGATGAGTCCCCGGTTGGTCGAGTCGAACAGTCTCCAAACATCCTTGGTAAACTGCGGACCCGGACTGAAAAGGGTCGGCGTCCACAACATCTGCGCGGCTTCTTCCGTCCCGTCGTTGTTAAGCAGATAGTGAAGGTAATTTTGCAACACAGGAAGATATTTCGCCGGATTATCGTCGTCCAACTTCAGCCCCAGTTCACAAAAATCAGAAATATACTGCGCGGCTTCGAGAGGTTTGTCCGCGTGCATCAACACCGCAACCTTCGCCGCGTATTTTTGCTCTGTCGGAGATTCCAGCATATTAAATCGGGCGACCGTCCGCGAGAACATCCGCCGCGTTGACAAATCGTTTCAGTTTTGAATCGTGATCCGCCGGGATGCCGTCGAACAAAGCAAACTGCGGAATCTTCGAGGACTCCGCCAAGAAACCGATCCAAACCGGGGTAAGAATGTCGGCCACGAAGGCGTTTACTCCTTTTTTGGTCGCCCAATAAACACCCAAGTCAACCTGCTTCACGTCGATCTTTTCCCGTTTCGGTTTGAACGAAAAATTGATTACGCGATAATCGCAAAGATGTCCTCCGCCGGCCGTTTGAAACGCCAGCCACTTCAGAAACCGGAAGTCCAGCGGAACACAGAATTGCTGGGCACGAATCTTGGCAGTGGTATAGTGTGGACTTTGAACCGCCTCGCGCTCCGTCAGAATCTTTGTCTTCCACCCGCGACGCCGCCAACTCAGTTCCCACAAACGAATAAACTCGGATTGATCCGGCGGGGCTTCCGGCGACGAGTCATAGAACGTATAAACCTTCATCATCAAAAAACAAAAGCGGGGAGAATTGATTTGCCTAGCTAGGACTAGACGGTTCCCGCTCCCCGCTGGCGGTATCCGCGCAATGCGGAAGACTCGCTGTTTGGAACCAAAAGAGCACCGGCACATCCATTGCGCCGGTTTGTTTCACCGATCAGAGTAGTTTCTTCAGGACCAGCCGATCCAACAGGACACCGGCCAGAACTGACAAACCGACTACGATTAACGTTGTCATACACCTAATAGTGCGGAAGTTGGGCCGGAAAAGACAACAAAAAGGGCCGGGGAATATCGCCCCGGCCCAAATTAAAAAACGAAAGTCTTAGTGCATACGCCCCTTCTCGGCATCCTTTGGATGCCCGTCTTGGTGCGAGGGTTCGGCGTTGTTCATAATACGCGCGAGTCGCAATTCGGTGTCTTCCTTATGGCGGGCTTTCGCGCGCTCAACCGCGTCGGTGAGTCGGCTCGTTCCTTTTTGTTTCAGATATTGGAAATAGGCTCCGCGCATAAATTTTTCCGATGACGTTGAATGAATTTCGCGAGCGTCGATTTCGACCAAGGTCTGCCCGCGCTGTTATGGACTTTTTGCTCGTTGAGCAGCTTCGCCAGTTTTGGAAGCGACGCTACCGTCAAATACAAATTCAAAATCGTGGCGACCATGTTCTTCTCCGGCTGTGTTTGTCCATACGCCGGGCGTCCTTCGCACTTCCCCGTCTTTGACCGGATTCGGTCACGAGCCGCCCGAAGTTTTTTTACCAACATTGTTTTTTCCCACTGGGCAATCGCCCCCATGAGTTGCCGAACTAAAGTCCGAGTCGGATCGCCGCTATCGGATGCCATGTCAATCAGTGCCCCTTGGTCCGTCGAAAAAACTTTGACCCCCCGTTCACGGAACTCGGCGAGAATTAGTTCGGATACCATCAAATCACGGGCAATTCGATCCAGTCGCTCAACTACCACGGCCCCTATTGCTGAATCGGTTTCTGCCCGGCTATCTATGTATTTGAATAATTCCGAAAGTTCTGGACGATCCATGCCAGAAACAGTGCCGGATACGCCAAGCTCACGAAACTCTCCGTTGAACATCAGGGCGTGCGTTGAACAAAATTTTTCTATGGCGTCGCGCTGGCGTTCCGGCCCGTCCCCGGTAATCTGGCCGTTTCCCGAAACTCGTATGTAGGTGAATACTTTCACAGTAGCAGTATTCACCGCGCTCGACCATCCGTCAAGCGCGGTGAATAACAAAGAAGACAAACTAATCCGGGCGGATTAGGCTCGTAAATTGATATACAACATCACCTTAATCAAGGTGAGAGTCGTAGCGTCACGCAAGTCTTCGCGCATCTTGACCTCGCTGTCGTAGCCGAACCGGGCATGATACTTCGACAAAATGTTACCCGCGACATC